CTTGAATGCCGGGCTGTGGTTCCGGCGCGGTCGTCTTGCCATGGTCTTCTCCTCGCTCGCAGCATCATGCTGCCGTTACGCGGAAAATCCACTTATCCCGGCTGTTCAGATTTTCGCAGCCACCTCTCGCCGACAACATGGCAAACGTCGAATCGATCATGCGCGACGCACGAGCACTGTTTCAGAGCGTCCTCAGGCACGACAGGGAGCGTCTCGACGCGGCCCTACACGTGGCGGTGATTGATATCGTCTCGTCCTTTGCCGGAGACGACGCCGATGGGCTCGCCGATCGTATCGAAGAGCTCGGCCGGCTCTTGGCCGAGCGGCATGATCAGTTGGGGATCGGCGTTATGCCGAGCTGGCTTGCGCCGCGCATCGACCGCGAGACTGAATGGTGGGCGCTGCTTCGACTACTACGCTCAGTCGGCAGTGACCTTCGCCGTGAGAGCTGGCTCGACGCCGGCAGGATCATGGAGCAGGTCCTTGCCGTCTACGATGCTGAGCGAACGGTCTCGATCGGCGGCGCCTTGCACACGCTCTTCGCGCCCCGGATTGAGGCAGCATTTATCCGGAGCCAAGGACTCGCGGCTCACCTCCAGGATCTTTTAGAAATGGAGGATTGGACGCCCGAGGAGCGACCGGTCGCGGAGGCTCTGCAAGAGCAAATCACGAAGCGGGCGAAGGATAAATTTCCTTCGCGAATAGACGGGGAGGATGGCGCATTTTCTGAGCTCGGCGCCCTCCTCCAAGACCCTGCACTCCTGAGCCAGGTCCCCGAGCAGATGGCCCGCAAGCTGGAAGGCATGCTCGCAGATAAGATTTGCGGCAAAAGAAGACGTTTGCGCCGCGATGTTCAGCGCGTTTGCCATTCGATCTCAGCAGGGCTGATCGATGCCGCTGACTATGGCGGCGAGGTTCGCACTGCGTTCGATGAATTGGTCCAGCAGGTCGTCGCCTTCTGCGATGATCGCCAGAACGCCGATCTGTCCCAGCTGCCGGAGCGGGGCGCGTACCTAAGGAACGCCGACGCGATCGAGAACGATCTCCAGCGGGACCTTCGGGAATGGTTGCGCGGCAACATGCCGGGTGTAGGGATCTTCCCGGAGGTGCCGGGCATGGCTGCTGGTCGGTCGGACCTATACATAGATTTCAGCGACACTCAGTTCGTAATCGAGCTGAAGCGGCATCATGGTGCCGTAAGCGAAGATGTCGCCCGCAGGTACCGTGCTCAGGCAGTTGCCTACCAAGCTACTGGGCCAAAGCTCGGGCTACTTGGCATACTCGAACTGGTCGATCGTCCAGGGCCGCCCCCAAGTCTAGTCGAGTGCATCTGGAGCGACTCCTATGTGCCCGAGGGGAGTACCCTGATGAGGCGCCTCGTCGTGTTCAAGGTTCCGGGCATGCTGAAGCCGCCATCAACGATGACTTAGCGGTTTGTTCTCGCTCAGTTCGATGGTTGGAGACGCACTGCAACCTGCGCACCTATGGCCACATGACCGTCACTGAAGCGCGATTACAGAGTATTCTGGACGATCCGTATCAGAGGGTTCGGTAGAGTGCTTCAAGGCGCCAACGGCTCGCTACTACGCAGCAGCAGAAATGATCCCCACGGTCCGTTTGGGGCCGTTTTGCAGTCTCAACACGAGCCTACCTCGTCCCCCTCCGATACCGCCACTCCCGCGGGGCCTCGCGCCCGCCCTCGTCGCGCCGTCGGTACCGCTCCCAGCCGTTTGCCTTGAGGTAGGCCGAGACGCGCATCTGGTCGCCGCGGGTCCAGCGGGCGGGTTCGAGCCCGATCGCCTCCTCGAGGATCTCGCCGACCGACACGTCGGCCAGCGGCTCTGGGCGCGGCACGCTCTCCGTCCGGGAGTTGCCATAGTCGGGGAAGCCGTCGGAAACGGTGTGGATCTCGTGGGTCAGCCAGTGCTCGATCAGGTCGTCCCAAGCGTCGGACTGGTAGCGGCGGTCCTGTTCCTCGCGGGCTTCCGCCAGCAGCGCCGGGTCGTCGATCCACCAGATCGCGCCCGCGCGGAAGCGGTGGACGGCCTCGGCCCAGAGCTGGTCCCGGTCGCGGGCGAGCGCCGCGATATCGATGGTGCCGCAGCGAAGCGGCCAGAAGCGGCGGTTGCCGGTTTCGTCGCGCAGATAGGTGTCTGGATTCACGGTGCCGGCGAAGACGCACTGTCGGGGCACCTCGACGGTGTAGCGGCCATAGGGCGGGCGGAAGCGGTCGGTGGTCCGCGTCAGGAACGCCTTGATGCGCGACACCTCGGCGCGGCCGATAGCGTCGAGTTCGGCGATCTCCACGATCCAGACGCCCTGCATGTGCAGGGCCGCGTCCTTCGACCCGAGCTCCGGCAGCTCGTCGGTGAACCATTCCTCGCCCGCGAGCACCTTGATCGCGGTGGACTTGCGCGCGCCCTGCGGCCCCTCGAGGATGAGCATGTGGTCGGCTTTCACGCCGGGGCGGTAGATGCGGGCGACGGCCGAGATAAGCCAGAGCGCACCGATGGTGTGGTGGAACGCGGTGGGCTCGGCGCCGAGATAGGTGCTGGTCCAGGTCTCGATCCGGGAAGTGCCGTCCCATGTCAGGGTGTCGAGCCAGTCGAGGACGGGATGGATGCGCAGTTCGCGGGCGACGGCGCCGACGGCGCGGCTCACGACCACCGGCGCCACGTTGATGCCGCGCAGTTGCAGCCACTCAGCAGTGCGGATGTCGTCGGCGTCCTCCCAGGGGCGCGGTAGGGACGTAGCGACGCCGTCCCACGGCAGCGGCTGGCGCACCACGATCTCCTGGCCGAACTCGTCGAAGGCGAGCACGCCGGCGAACGCCGGATCGGAGGCCAGCGCAACGATGACGTTGGCCTCGTTGCGCTCGGGCGCGCCCGCGAGATCGAGCCGAAGGCGTCGGAACCAGGCGGGCTTCGGGATCGGTGCGTGCGGATCGCCGGTGGCGTTCACACGGCGGCGGAGCTCAGCCAATTGCTGGGTCAGGACCGACATGCCGATCCCGGTCGCGGACTTGATGCGCGCGACGACCTGCCGCTCGGGCAGCGGGTCGAGCTTCGCCAGCGCGATGCGCCCGAGCAGCGTGGACAGGGCTTCGAACTCGGGCGGGTTGGTCAGCGCCTCGGCCGCGGCGATCAGGGTGGCGGGGTCGTCGGTGGAAGCAGCTATGGGCGTGGCCGTCTCTGGGTCGACTGGATCCGCGGCCTGTGGCTCCGGTGTGGTGTCTGCCGCGAGCGCATAATCCTCGGCGCGGGCGCCGCGCTGGAGATCGTCGTTGAAGTCGTCGCCATGCAGCGGCGCGACGATCTCGTTCGGGATGTCGGCCCGGTTGAGCCGGTCCGAGAGCGTCGCGGCCGCCTGGTGCCCGGCGTCCCCGGCATCGGCGTAGATGGTGACGCGCCGAGCACCCTCGGGCCACTTGAACCGCGCCAAACCGTCGGCCGACAGCGCCGCCCAGACCGGTGTGCCGAAGAGCGCGTGGGCGGCGAGCGCCGTCTCGATCCCCTCGGCGATGCCGATGTGCCCATCGTCGGGCAGCGGGAACACCCGGACCACGGCATCCTTCACGCTGCCCAGCATCTTCTTGCCCGGGGGCGCCTTGGCGCTGCCGTCGTCGAGCAGGAAGGTGCGGTGGATGCCCGGCGCGCGCTCCCCGTCCGGCAGCCGCAGGATCGCGATGAGGCCGGGCCAGCCACGGCAGCTGTCGAAGTCCGGAAGATCGGGGTGGAACAGCAGGTCGGGCGATCCGGGATCCGACAGCCCGCGGGCGTGCAGGTAGGTCTCGCCCAACGTGCCTGCTAGGGGAACGGCCCCGGCGACCAGACGCGCGATCTCGGCCGAGTGGTCGGGCCGCGCGCGCATGGTCGACGCCGCCGCGGGCCGCGGCGCGGGATGGTCGATTCCCGCGAGCCGCGCCGCCTCGTCGAACAGCGCGCCGTCGCAGAGACCTGTCGCCTGCGCGATCAGGTCGATGGGACCGGCCCGCTCGCCGGTGGCGTAGTCGAAGCCCCAGCCGGCATAGGGCCCGTCGAGATGGATGGTGCAGGAGCCTTCCTTGCGCGGCGGGCGCCCGGAGAGATCTGCGCAGCGCAAGGATCGACGGTCCCGCGCAAGCCGGGCCTCGGGGAAGAGCCCCGGCAACCAGTCGGCGGCCGTGCAGGCAAGCCGCTCCTTCACCGCCGCCAGATCGTGCCGGGTCTTCGGGACCGCGATGTCGTTGAGGTCGATCATCGCGCCCCTCAGGCCAGCAGCACGAGACCGCGTTCGGCCCGGGTGATCGCGGTGTAGAGCCAGCGGCGCCGGTCGATCTCGCTGCGGCCCAGCCCGTCGTCCCAGACGATCACGTTCTCCCACTGCGACCCCTGCGCCTTGTGGGCGGTGATCGCCCAGCCGAAGGTCGCCTCGGTCAGCAGGCGCTTCTCCTTGTAGTCGCGGTCATGGCGCTTGTCGTCGTAGGCAACGTGGTCCTCGAAATGCCCCTTGTAGATGCGCAACCGGCCGGGACGCCCGTCCTCATAGGGCTCGCCGATGTGGCGCCCGTCCTCGTCATGGACGACGACGGAGAAGTAGAGGCTGCCCTCGTCGACGATGTCCTCGAGCGTCACGAACATCCCGTTGATCAGCCCCAGATCGTTCTGGTTCTTCAGGCAGATGATCTTCTCGGCCGGTCCCGTGGGTAACCAGGTCCCGCCGAGACCGGCCGCCGCACGCATGGCGTTGTTGATCTGCAGCCGCGTCGCGTTCAGGCCGCAGATCAGCTGGCCGCCACGGAGCGCTTGCTCGGGCGTGATGTCGCCCTTGCGGAGCTTCGCGACATGGTCGTCGTAGACGCCGAAGCCGATGGGCCGGCCCTCGCGCGCCATGGTGGCGAGGCGGATGATGGCGCTCTCTGCCGCCTGGCGGTGGATCTCGGTCAGCATCACGTCCGGCTCGTCGCGGGTGAAGGCGCCTTCGCCGCGGATCGGCGGCAACTGGCCGGGATCGCCGAGCACGAGGATCGGCTTGCCGAAGCTCATCAGGTCGCGCGCCATCTCCTCGCCGACCATAGACACCTCGTCGAGCACGATGAGCCGCGCGTCGGCCGCGTCGCTCTGCGGGTTCAGGGCGAAGCGCGGGTGCTTCATCGCCGAAAGCCCCTGGCGCATCGCTTCGATCGCGGCATCGGCCGTGGTGCGCGCGAACCCGGTGAGACGGAGCGCGTCGCGTTCGGCCAGCGCGATCTTGCGGGCAGCCTCCTCGATTTCCTCTTCGGTCGACTCGATCACCGAGTAGATCAGGCTGTGAATGGTGCGCGCGGGCGTGCCCTTGCGGGTCAGCACCAGTGCGGCCTTGCCGGTGAATGTGGCGGTGACGACGCCGGGCACGCAGCGGCCGTCCTTCGCGCTGCGGTGGGGCGAGAGGCCGAGTTCCTCGAGCGCAAACTTCAGCACGGTGGTCTTGCCGGACCCGGCATAGCCGAAGAGGCGGAACACCTGCTGCTGCTCTGTGCGGGTCTCGAACCACTCCTTGATCTCGCGGATGGCGGCGGCCTGCGCGGCGGATGGTGTGAATTCTGTCATCGCGGCCCTCCCCAGCACCGTTTCGCCCAGGCACAGGGGGCATGCCACTTACCGGCCGCCATGCCGCCCCGGCAGAGGACTGCGGTGGGCTCGGCCGCGGCGCGCGGCAGCCATTCCCCGGCCTCGGAGGCCCGCACCACCGCGACGGCGCGATCCGACATCTCCTGCGCGAGATGCGCGTCGAAGGGCACGAGCTCCGCGTGAAATTCCATCGTGTCGCGGTTCAGCGCGGTGAAGAGCGCTGGGGCGGGCAGCTCCATGTAGGCCTGATAGAGGGCGATCTGCGCCGCATACACGGGGCGCGCGAGGCTGACGCCGCGCTTGACCACGTCCTTCCAACTGGCCGCGCCGAGCGCCTTGTTCTCCCAAAGCGCGGGATAGTCTATCGCGACGGGGCCCGAGACGAAGCAGCCGTCGATATGGCCCTTGAAGCGCCCGCCGAGGGCCTCGAAGCCGAACTGGCGTCCATCGGGTCGCGCGGTGCGCAGGTCGAACCCGGCGATCCGGAACCAGCCCGCGACGATGTCCTCGGCCCGGTGGCCCGCCTCGAAGATGCGCAGCGTGCGCGGCGCGAACTCCTGGCCCTCGTCCTTGGGCACCGCGAGGAAGTCGTACTGGATCTGGCGCAGGCAGTCGCGGCCGAGACCCGAGGAACTGACATAGGTGCGTGGACGCTCGGCCCTGTGGCGCGCGGACAGCGCCGTGTCGATGGCGGCGGACACCGCTTCCGCGATGGGCCGGCGCGGCGCGCCGGCGCCGTAGAGGAAGCCGGATTTGTGGTTCAGGTCGATCATCGCTCGCGCTCCCAGAACCCGCCGGCCTGCGCGATGCAGGTCAGCTTGTGGAACTGCGCGTCTGTCAGCCGGGTGCTGTCGCCGAACCGCGCGAGCTTCTCGCGGAGGCTGTCGCAGAACTCGATCTCGAAATCGGTGACGGCGTTCTCGGTGGCCGCCTCGAGCAGGTGGGTCCAGCTGCAGGACGGGGTGTCGTCGTTCAGGTCGATCATGACCGTGCCCTCCGACGCTTGCCGACGGCGACGGGATGACGATCTCCGGTCCTCCCGCGGCAGTATTCGAGGAAACCGGGCGCGTTCAGGTTCTCGCGCTGCGTCCCCCACGCGAGGTTGTCGGCGCGATTGTTCGCAGCGTTCTCGTCGAGATGCATGACGACTGCGCGGTCGAATGGCGGGGGTCCGTGGAACGCCTCCGCGACGAGCCTCGCGACCTTGTAGGTCGTGCCGCGCACCACGATGATGAAGCGCGCATCCAGCTTGTTCCACACGCCGAAGGTCGGCGTGCCCCGTAGGATCGCTCGCCGCCCTTGGGCATCGGACCGCGATAAGGCGCGATCATCACGCGCCCCTCGCTGCTCACCAGCACGTCGGGGACGCTCGGGACGGTTCTCCAGATTTCACCGTTGGTCATTTCGCCCTCCGACTAGAATGGCAGAGGGTCGTCGAGGACCGTGCCGGTGCGCTCCCTGCGCGCGGCCTGGTCCTGCATGCTGTCGATGTAGCCGGTGACGGCCGCCTCGATCAGGCGGTCGATGTCCGCGGCGCTGCGGTGAAAGAAGGGCTCCATGAGCCCGAGGTCGGTGAGCGCTTCGGCGAAGAGCGTCCGCGCATCGCGGATCGCACGGGCCTCGCGCGCGGTCTTGTCGATCATGCCGTTGTTCCTTTGGGCGATGGCGCTGCCCGCGTCCTGACAGCGGCGCGAGCAGGAGCGGTGGTAGGGGTGGCGATCCCAGCGGAGGCCGTGGCAGTAGCCGAAGCCGCGCGCCTCGCGGGCGCAGACGGCGCAGAGCGCTACCCGAGCAAGAAGGTCGCCATCGGGTCCTCGGGCGGCCAACCCGCCCTCTGGAGCTTTTCGGACTGGAGCACGATCCAGCGCGAGATCGCGTTGCTGGCCATCGCTTCGAGGTCGCCGAGGCTGAGGCTTGCGATGGGGGCGTGCAGTTTTCCTCGGGCCTCGAGCCATCGTCCGATCTCCAGCGCCGCCTCGCGCGTCACATGCGCCTGCCATTCATCCGGGGTCATCGGCCCGGCAGGATCGCGCCGGGCCTCGGGCGGGGGCGAAGGCCGCTGAGACCTCCGCCGCCGTGCTGCCGACCGCGCCTCACCCATTGAGCCAGGCGGGCATGCCGGTCGCCGGCGCTCCGCTCGGCGCGTTGGCCGGGGACGCCGGCGGCTGCTGGGCGGGCGGTTGCTGCGGGGACTGCTGCGGAGCTGGAGCCTGCGCGCCCCAGGCCGGGGCCGCGGACGGCGCTTGCGGCTGCGCACCCCATGCCGGCGTGGGCGCCTGCCAGCCCGGCGCCGGCGCGCTCGCGGCCTTGCGCGGCGGCGCGTTGACGGGCTCCGGGGGCACGGTTTCGCCGCGCATGATCTCGGCATGTTGCGGCTCGTCAGGCAGAACGACGTTCGCGACCCGGTTCTGGTCCCGGTATTGCGGGTTGGAGGCGGGCTCCACCATGATCCGCGCGGCGAAAACGATGCCGTCGAGATGCTTGAGCCCGGGCAGCACCCGCTTGGCCTTGGCGTCGGGGCTCTCGTCCCTGGGATCAAGCCCGAGAGCGCTGTCGACCATCGCCCGAAAGGTGGACTTCGAGATCTTCCAGCCGATCGACTGGCCCTTCTCGTCGACCTTGCCGCCCGCCACGGTGAAGCTCTGCCAGAATTTCCGCCGGGCATGCGGCCCCTCGAGGATGGTGAACTCGCAGTCCAGCATCTTCGCGTCGCTCGACTGCGAGGCCTTCAGGAGCTTCGCGTCCATCGGGGTTGCGCCGTCGACGCCGCCGGGGCGCACGGTCAGGCGGACCTTGGCGAAGGTGCCGTCAGGGATGAGCTCGCCGATGGGGGCCATCTGTGGCTGGGCGTCGTTGAGATCGTAGCTCATGGGTCTGTCCTTTGCGTCTGGATCAGGAGTGGGTGGCAGTGTGGGCGGGTGCGCGGCCGTCGATCTTCGCGATCAGCGCGCCGAGATCGGGCGCCTCGGTCACATCGAGCCGGCCGGAGCGGTCCTTGGCGGGAAGGCCCCAGGGGTTGCCGGAGCGGCAGACGAGCCGGCGCTCGGCGGAGGTCTCGTCGAGGGTCCAGTCGCCCTTGGCGTCGCGGCCGAAGAGCTGCATGGAGACGACCTGATCGACGATGCCCGGCAATTCGCGGCCGGCCTTCGTGCCCTCCATCTGCGGCTGCCATGTCGTCGCGCCGAACTCGTCGGTGACCTTTTCCAGCACGCCGACGAAGATCACCGTCTTGCCGCGGGCGTGCTGCAGATGCTTCAGCGCCTGGATCACCTCGCGCCCCAGGAGCCCGTAGGCGCCGCGGACATCGGGCTTCCCGGTCCGCTCGGAGAAGGCCTCGGGCTGCTGGCGGGCATAGGCCATGGCCTGCCGCGTCAGGTCGGTAATCGAGTCGACGAAGACGATCCGCTTCCGGGCGAGGAAGTCCTCGATGCCGGTGCCGAGATACTGCTGCTGCAGCCAGGCGTGATACTCGGCGCCGTACCAGGACTTCGGATGCTGGGCCGGGTCGTGCCCGCCGATCAGCACGGCGAGGTCGCGGAAATCGGTGAAGCTGCGCACCGGGATCGAGTCCCCGCGCCAGTCCTGCACCGACTTCATGCCGGCCTCGAGATCGAGGCAGACGGTCTCCTCGGCGGGCAGAGATTTCAGGAGCGTGGTCTTGCCGACGCCGGGCGGGCCGAAGATGGCGAGCGAGGTCTTGTTCTCGGCGGCCGAGAGCCGTTCGTCGGCGGTGATGATGCGGAAGGCCATGGGGTTCTCCGGGGTGTGAATTCAGGGGGCGCGGCGGCGGGGGTGACCGGGTGCCGAAGGGGAACCTGCCCGGCGTTGCCGACCGGGCGTCCCGCCGCCGCGCGTCACCGGTCTCGAGCCTCGAGCCGGAAGATGGGTTTGCCGGTGGTCTCGCTCCGCGCATCCGCGAAGCCCTCGCGCATCGCCGCGGGCCAGGCGCCGTAGCGCCGCTCGGGCACGCGGTAGGCGATCTCGAGATACTCGGTCGGATCGTCGCCGGCGGCGCGGATGCGCTCGGCCATCGCAGCCAGCCGGTCCTGATCCCACGTGACCTTCTTTGGCAGGTCGGCGACGACCACAACGCCCTCGTCCTCGACGCGCACGGTGCCGCTGGTCTTGCCCTGAGCGGCCCGCTCGGCCGCGGCGGCGGCCTCGTAGCGCTGCGCAATGCCGGCCTCGAGCCGGTCCCGCAGCCGCTTCACGCGGGCGGTCTCGGCGAGCGCCGTCGTCTGCAGATCCAGCAGCATCTCGGGCGGCAGCGCCGCGATGTCGCCGAGGGCGAGACGTTCGAGATCGTCGAAATGCGGGGCGTTGTCGGGGTGCGGCATGGCGGGGTCTCCATTGGAGGGGAATGGCAGGGCCATCAGGCGGCCTCGGCGTCTTCGAGGAGGCGGGCGAGCGGCACCGGCGTGCGACGCGGCCTGGTCCGGGCGATGGCGAGATAGGCGAAGCGGTCCGGACCGAGCCGCACCTGGACGAGGCCCGCCTCGAAGGCCCGGTGCGCGGCGCCGGCCAGCGCGACCAGCCTGCGGCGGTCCGGTTCCGGCAGCGTCGAGATCACGGCCGTCGTGTCGATCCCGAGGAACCCGCGGTGGTATTCCAGCCGGTCGCCGGGCATCGCCTGTCCGATCCAGGCGCAGAACTCGATGTCGGTCAGCGGCCGGGGCCGCGCCGGGGTGAAAGCGGTGGGGGGCATGACGAGCATCTCCATGTCCTCCCTCTACTCACGCGGCTCGCGAGGCGTCCCACCGCCCCCCGAGCCCGCGCATGGCGAGATCGAGCCGGAGGCGTGCGAGGCGGCGGTAGAAGGCGGAACGGGAGATGCCGTCGCGACCGATCAGATCGGCGACAGCGCAGGTGCCGAGTGCAGTGCAGAGCCCGCGGACATCCTCCGGCAGGTCGGCGAGCGCCCGGGCGAGATCGTGGCGGGTCTCGACGTCCGCCGCGGCGCAACGATCCTGGCCGTGCCAGGCGGCCAGCCCGTCCGTCTCCGCCAGCCGGCAGCCCAGCGGCTCGGCGCTGCCGGCGACGGGCGCGTCGAGCGACAGCACCCTGCCGCCCTGCGCCCGGCGCCGGCGATGGTGCCGGATCGCGATGCGCGAGCACTGGTTGCGGAGAACTATGTTGGCGAAGGCGCCGATGGTGCCGCGGCGCTTGTCGAAGCCCGGCAGCCGGCAGATCAGATCGATCAGGAGGTCCTGGCGGAGATCGTCGAGATCGGCGGCAGGGAGCGCCAGCTTGCGGTGCAGACGCCGCGCCGCGACGTCTGTCTCGTCGATCAGCGTGGCAAGGTCGGAGGGGGAAATTGGGGGATACATCGGTGAAAGCCTCGGAACATCGTTTCTGATGCTCCAAGACTGCCGGCCTCCGCCGGGCCGCCGGTGTGATTGGCGTGTGTTTGATGTGTGCCGGGTGTGTGACCGACGGCACTCAGTCCTCTATGACGACCTCTGACGGCGCGAGGCCAAGGCGGTACCCGCGCGACCGGACGGTCCCCACGAGCGTTTCGACCTCCTTTTCTGTGAGCCCGCAGGTGACGAGGGCCCTGCGCAGGTCTCGGACGATCTCTCGCGGTGTTCGCTGAAACTGCGCCTCGATCTCCTGCGCCTTGAGCACGGGGTCGCGCTGCACCGACCGTTCGACAAGCATTCTGAAGAGAGCGAACATCTGCGGGGCAAGATCGAGACGGCGACCGTCCAGCACCGCGAACTGCCCTTGGCGATGCAGGACGAGCCTTACACCGCCGGTCGGTATGCGCCCGTCGTCGAGGATCAGGCGGTCGACGCCCTCCGGATCTGCCTTGACCATGTCGGCCAGCGCAAGGACCTCAATCCCGGCCTCGCGCAGCCGCAGCACCAGCGCCGGCTCCGGCTCCTTGGCGATGACCGTCACTGGTCGCGGCGCCGCCGCGGATTTCAGCGCGAGGATTGCGCCCGGCACCTCCAACCGGTCCGCGCTGTCGCAGAGCATGAGCACCCGACCGGCAGGCCCGGAGCCGATCATCCAGACCCCATCCACGACCGCCGAGACCGCCGCTCGCGCCGATCTGCCCTGCAAGCCGGTTGGCATCGACGCCGAACCGCATCAGGTCGCCATCATCGAGCACAACGTCCTCTGCCGCATCGTGCGGACAGCATGCGCGCAGTTCGTCGCAGATCTGCCGGATCGGGCGAACATCGAGACCGCAGTCGCAATGCGCACAGACCGACCAGCTGTCCGCCTTCGGAAGCTCGATCAGCACGCGCGTCCTCAGCAGGCGCTCGACCTCGCGCTCGGGAAACCGGCGCAGCGCCCGGCCCGAGATCGAGACTTCCGGGCCGCCGTCACTCAGCCGCGTCCACAACCATGCCAGCATCGCGATCCTTCTCCAGCCCGTGGCGCGCGATCAGCGTGTGGACCGCCTTCTCGAACCGCGTCCGGCGAAAAGCGAGCGTGCCCGGCGGTTTCAGCTTCACGGTGACCTGCGCAGGCCGCTTGCCCTCCGACTCGAAGAAGACGCGGAACGAGATCTCGCCGAGCCGCCAGCCCTTGCCAAACTGCACCTCGCTGCCCTTGAAGTGCCGCAGCGCGCCGGTAGCGTCCTTCGATTCCCACGTCCGAACGTGGCGCCACTTCGCCTCGTCCTCATCCCACTCGAAATGGTCGGCGGCGGCGGCCACGATCCGCACGTCGAGGATGCGGTCGTCGTAGCGATGATCGAAAGCGAAGTCGGGGCCGGCCTCGCTGATCGGATCGAGGGTATAGAGATCGCGGGCATCCTTGCCCGAGAAGAAGCCGGGACGGCCAAGGACGTGCTTGGCGAAGATCTCGGCGAGATCCGCCTGCTGGGCCTTCACGACCCCGCCGATGAACAGCCGCGCCTCTGCCGGCGAGTAGCGCAGCGTGGCGTATTTCACGGCGCGAAGCGGAATGATCTTTTCCTTGTCGCCGTCCACCACGGGTGTCGTCGCGACCGGTGCTCCATGGCTGACGACGAGGTTGATCTCGCCGGCCTCCTCGTAGGGACCGAGGCGGCAATACTCGCCCTGAAGATCGCGGGCGAAAAGCTTCATCGCTGCAACCTTGAATGCGTCGATGATCTCCGGCGTCAGGTCGGCGCTGACGTCGCGCTCCGGCCCTCGGAACTCGGCCAGTGCTGTCGGGGTCCGCAGGGCATGGAAGTCGGCCGCCGCCTCGAAGACGCTCTTGTGATGCAGGTAGGTGTGCAGCGCGACATGCTTCGGGTCGTGTCTGGCTGGCGCAGATTCCTTCTCGTCCGGCTCGGGATCGGGATAGAGCACCACCCCCTGCCGCCGCGCCTCGTTCAGGATGATCTGCATGCCCTCGTTGCTTCCGAGGTCTGCCACCCGGTGGAGATCGGCCACCATGCCCTCGTTCCAGGCGGTGACGGCCGCCTCGAAATGCTTCGCGAGCGCAGATCGGACATCTGAATCTTCGCCATCGAAATCGATTGGCACGTCCTTCGGCTCGAAGTGCCGTGCAAAGAGTTCCTCGATGAGGCCAAGATCGATTGTCTTCAGGAATTTTGGATTGACGAATTTCTTGAGATCGGAACCCATTCATTCACCTCGCTAATGCCGGACATGTTCTGATTATGTTCTACCTGACAGAACAACCGGGAGTCGAGTCCGAGGCGGCTCTACCCGCGTCTTTCCGGACTCTGTGGGACGGTTCGCGAATGGGATGAGTAGGAGAAGGGCGAGACATCACGGACCCGCCCTTCATGAAACGCCCCAATCCCCTGCCGCCCAACCGGATGACGCCCGCCGAACGCCGCGCCGAACTCTGCGGCCTGCTGGCGCTCGGGCTGGTTCGGCTGAAGCTGCGCGATCGCGGCGAACCTTCTGACGATACTGGAGAAATTCGCCTACACTCTCCGGCCGACCGATGCCGTCATGCAACTCCAACTCACCGGAGAACCGCATGACGACCCACGATCCCATCCCCGCGCGCCTGGCAGCGCTGAAGACGGCGACGACGCCGGACCTGAAGGCGCAGTGGCGCGACCTGTTCGACAGCGAGCCGCCGCCGTTTAACCGGCGCTACCTTGAGAGCCGGCTCGCCTACCGCATCCAGGAACTCGCCTATGGCGGGCTGAAGCCGGAGACGATCCGCCGGCTGGAGCGGCTCGGCGAGGAACTCGACGGCGGCGACCGGAAGAAGAGCCGGATCCGCGCCGACACGATGCCCATCGCCGGCACCCGGCTGATCCGCGAATGGCAGGGCGTCGAGCATGTCGTCACCGTCACCGCGGACGGGTTCGAATGGCAGGGGCGGCCGTACAAGTCGCTCTCTGCCATCGCGCGGGCGATCACCGGCACGCGCTGGAACGGCTGGGTCTTCTTCGGCCTCAAGAACCGGAGGGCGCGGACATGACGAAGCCGGTCGTCCGAAAACAGCGCTGTGCGATCTACACGCGCAAGTCGTCCGAGGAAGGGCTGGAGCAGGAGTTCAACAGCCTCCACGCACAGCGCGAGGCATGCGAAGCCTACATCGCCAGTCAGCGCTCCGAGGGATGGGTTCCCGTCCGCGATCAATATGACGACGGCGGCATCTCCGGCGGCACGCTGGAGCGCCCCGGCCTGAAGCGGCTGCTGGAGGATATCGAGGACGGGCTCGTCGACGTGGTCGTGGTCTACAAGATCGACCGCCTCAGCCGGTCGCTCGCCGACTTCGCCAAGCTGGTGGAAGTGTTCGACCGCAACGGCGTGACCTTCGTCTCGGTCACGCAGTCCTTCAACACGACCACGTCGATGGGGCGGCTGACGCTGAACATCCTGCTCTCCTTCGCCCAGTTCGAGCGCGAGGTGACGGCCGAGCGCATCCGCGACAAGGTCGCCGCGAGCCGGAAGAAGGGCATGTGGATGGGCGGGGTGCCGCCCTACGGCTACCGCGTCGAAAACCGGAAGTTGGTGGTCGAAGACGACGCTGCCGAACACGTCCGATGGATCTTCGACCGCTTCCTCGAGATCGGCTCGGGAACGGAACTCGCCCGAGAGGTGGCTAGGCGTGGCATCCGCACGTCCCGAGGTAATCGGATCGACAAGAAGTACCTCTACCGGATGCTCAACAACCGCGCCTACATTGGCGAAGCGGTCCACAAGGGCGAGAGCTATCCCGGCGAGCACGACGCGATCATCGACCGCGAGACTTGGGACCGTGTACATGCGATCTTGCAGGAGAGCCCCCGCAAGCGCGCCGCACGCACGCGTGCCGAGACCCCGGCGCTGCTGAAAGGGTTGCTCTACGGCCCGGATGGTGCCGCCTTCTCGCCAACCCACACCCGGAAAGGCGGCAAGCTATACCGATATTATGTCAGCCAGACGGTTTTGAAGCATGGTGCAGGATCATGCCCAGTCGGCCGTGTTCCGGCGGGCGAAATCGAAACCGCCGTCATCGACCAGCTCCGCGCCGTGTTTCGCCAGCCCGAAATTGTTGCGGGCACATGGAAAGCGGCGCGGTCTCAGGCCGACGACATCACCGAGGCAGACGCGCGCACGGGCCTGCAGCAGCTCGATCCACTGTGGGACGAACTCTTCCCGGCCGAGCAGGCTCGTATCGTGGCATTGCTCGTTGAGCGCGTGGACATCGGCACAGACGGATTGAACGTTCGGCTCCGCGTGGATGGCCTCGACGGCCTCGCGCGCGAAATGCTAGCAAGCAACATCGAGGCGGCAGCATGACCAGCAGGGCCCCGATCCCGGACACCGTTTCGCTGCGCGTTCCGTTTCGCGTCATAAAGCGCGGTGGACGGAAGGAGATGCAGCTGCCGGAAGGTGCTAGCCAGCCGCGGCGAACAGACAACACGCTGGTCAAAGCGCTGGCCCGCGCCTTCCGCTGGAAGCGGATGCTGGAGACGGGAGAGTTCGCCACGATCGCCGAGCTCGCCGAGCGCGAGGGGATCGCGCCGTCCTACATGACGCGCGTCCTGCGCCTGACCCTGCTCGCGCCCGACATCATCGCGGCGATCCTGGACGGCAAGCAGGAGCCGGAGGTGACGCTCGCGCAGGTGCTGGAGCCGTTCCCGCTCACATGGCAGCATCAGGAACAGCATTTTTCTCTGTAGGATGAAAACTGCAAATTAACGGATTGACTCGAGGGGCGGGCTCGTCTAGATCTCTGTAAATCTCCTTACAGAGGATTCTTTCATGCGGCTCGCGGATCTCTCTGACATTCACTCCGGCTACACGGCGCGCGGCAGGCTCGATCCGCTGTCGGAGGGTGGCGTGCCGGCGATGCAGCTGCGTGACGTCGGAACGAACGGCGAATCGCCAGGACAAGACTTCCAGAGGTACGACTTGGGCAAGCTGTCCGACCGATACTTCGTCCGCGGCGGCGAGGTCGTCTTTCGCTCGCGTGGCGAACCGAACGCTGCAGCGGCCATTCGCGATCCGCTGCCGGAGCCCGTCGTGGTCATTGTCCCGTTGGTGATCGTTCGCCCCGACAGGGAACGCGTTCTGACCGAATACGTGGCATGGGCCATTAACCAGCCCGACGCGCAGCGCAGGCTCGGCGCGGAAGCGCAGGGCACGAGCCTCAGGATGATTCCAATGGCGGTTCTCGAGAACCTCGAGATCGCCGTGCCTGACCTACCCACGCAGAAACGTATCGTCGAACTCAATGCCCTCGCCCGGCGGGAGGGGCAGCTGCTCCGTCAACTCGCCGCTCGCCGCGAAGAACTCGTAAGCGCCATTCTCGGCGATGCCGCGAAGGCCGCCGACCAGAAGGAAATTGCCTGATGACCGATCAGATTACCCAACAGCAGATCAACCAGACCGCCTGGGCGGCTTGCGACACCTTCCGGGGCGCCGTCGATGCCGGCCAGTACAAGGACTACATCCTCGTGATGTTGTTCCTGAAGTACATTTCGGACCTCTGGAACGACCATCTCGAGACCTACCGCAAGCAGTACGGAGACGACGAGGCCCGCATTCGCCGGCGCCTCGAGCGCGAACGATTCATCCTGCCTGAAGGCGCCAGCTTCTACGACCTGTACGCCAAGCGGAACGAGCCCAACATCGGCGAACTGATCAACATTGCACTGGAGGCGATCCAGGACTCGAACCTCGCGAAGTTGGATGGCGTCTTCCGCAACATCGACTTCAACTCCGAGGCCAATCTCGGCCGCCCGAAGGATCGCAACCGCCGCCTGAAGAACCTTCTCGAGGACTTCGCCAAACCTGCGCTCGACCTGCGCCCGTCGCGGGTGACCGAGGACATCATCGGCGAGTGCTACATCTACCTGATCTCGCGCTTTGCATCGGATGCCGGGAAGAAGGCCGGTGAGTTCTACACGCCGACGGCCGTGTCGCGTCTGCTGGCCAAGCTGGCCGCGCCGCAGCCCGGCAACACGATCTGCGATCCTGCCTGCGGGTCGGGCTCGCTGCTGATCCAGGCCTCGCAGGAGGTGGGATCCGAGAACTTCGCCCTCTACGGGCAGGAGGTGAACGGCGCGACCTGGGCGCTGGCCCGGATGAACATGTTCCTGCACGCCAAGGACGCCGCCCGCATCGAATGGTGTGACACGCTCAACAGCCCGGCGCTGGTCGAGGGCGACCACCTGATGCGCTTCGACGTGGTGCTCGCCAATCCGCCGTTCTCGCTCGACAAGTGGGGCGCGGAGGACGCCGACAGCGACCAGTACAAGCGCTTCTGGCGCGGCGTGCCGCCCAAGTCCAAGGGCGACTACGCCTTCATCACCCACATGATCGAGATCGCGAAGCGGCAGTCCGGCCGCGTGGCGGTGATCGTCCCCCATGGCGTCCTGTTCCGGGGCGGGGCCGAGGGGCGCATCCGCCGGCAGCTGATCGAGGAAAACCTGCTCGACGCCGTCGTCGGGCTGCCCGCCAACCTGTTCACCACCACGGGGATCCCGGTCGCCATCCTGATCTTCGACCGCTCCCGCGAGGAAGGCGGCGCGAACATGGGAAGGCGCGACGTGCTGTTCATCGACGCCAGCAAGGAGTTCACGCCGGGCAAGACCCAGAACGTGATGGACGACGCGCATGTCGCCAAGGTGCTGGAGACCTACGGCACCCGCGCCGAGGTCGAGCGGTATTCGCATCGGGCGGCGCCTGAGGAGATCGCCGAGAACGGCTATAACCTCAACATCCCCCGCTACGTCGACACCTTCGAGCCCGAGGAAGAGATCGACGTCGCCGCCGTGCAGAAGGACATCCTGCGGATCGAGGCCGAGCTCGCTGAGGTGCGGGCGAAGATGGCCGGGTATCTGAAGGAGCTTGGCGTCGATGTCTGACGGTGAAATCATCCTCTATGGCACCGAGGACGGACAGACAGAGATTCAGCTCCGGGCTGTCGATGGGACCGTCTGGCTGACGCAAGCGCAGATGGCCGACCTGTTCGACACGTCGAAGCAGAACATCAGCTTGCACCTCAACAACATCATCTCGGACGGGGAGCTCGCGCAGGAGTCAGTTGTCAAGGAATCCTTGATACCTGCCGCGGACGGGAAGGCCTACCGGACGAAGACCTACAACCTGGATGCGATCCTTGCAGTCGGGTATCGCGTCCGCAGCCCTCGCGGCGTGCAGTTCCGCCGCTGGGCCACCACCACGCTGAAGGAGTATCTCGTCAAGGGCTTCGTCATGAACGACGAGCGCCTGAAGGATCCCGCCTGGGACTACTTCGACGAGCTGCTCGAACGAATCCGCGACATCCGGGCGTCCGAGGCGCGGTTCTATCAGAAGGTCCGCGACATCCTTGCGCTCAGCGAGGACTACGACGCCAAGTCGCCAACTGTGAACACCTTCTATGCGACGATCCAGAACAAGATGCTCTACGCGGTCACCAGCCACACGGCGGGCGAGCTGATCCGCGCGCGGGCCAATGCCGACCAGCCGAACATGGGGCTGACGACCTGGCAGAACGCCGACAAGGGGCGGCCCCTGCGCAAGTCCGACGTCGGCACGGCCAAGAACTATCTCGGCGAGGCCGAGATCCGAGAGCTCAACCTCATCGTCGAGACCTTCCTGAACACCGCCGAGCTGCGGGCGACACGGCGGCAGACCATGCGGCTGGCCGAATGGGAGGGGGTGCTCGACACCTTCCTGACCTCGAACGAGCTGCCGAAGCTGCAGGGCGCCGGTTCGATCTCTGCAGATGCAGCGAAGCGCATCGCCCACGATCGCTATGACGCGTTCGACGCCAAGCGGAAGGACGCCGCGCGGCAGGCGGCGGCGGAGGTAGACGACCTCGAAGAACTCAAGCGCATTGCCGATGGGGCAAAGGCGGGGAAGATGGGGCGTGGCGATGCGTGACTTGCATTCCCGCCGGTCAATTGGCGACCTATGCGACTTTCATAATGGCAATGGGTTCCGCCCGCCAGACTGGCGCCCATCAGGGCTTCCGATCATTCGGATTCAAAACCTGAACGGATCGCAGAATTTCAATTACTTCGCCGGTGAGCCGAAACAAAAATGGATTGTCGAACCTGGAGACCTGCTCTTTGCTTGGGCCGGAGTGAGGGGCGTGTCATTCGGTCCCACGATTTGGCCGGGACCCAGAGGAGTGCTCAATCAGCACATTTTCCGGATCGTGCCGAAGACAGGAGTGGAGAAGTATTGGCTCTACCTCGCCTTGCAGGTCGCTACCCGTCGCATTGAGGCAAACGCACACGGCTTCAAATCATCCCTTGTGCACGTTCACAAGGATGACATCACAAACCAGATCGTTGATCTCCCCCCGCTTCCCGAACAGCGCAAGATCGCCGAGATCCTGCGGACCTGGGACGAGGCGCTCGAAATGCTGACCGCCCTTCGCGCCGCGAAGGAACAGCGCCTCGTCGGCCTTCGCGCAGCCCTCTTGTTCGGAGAGCTCCGCCTGAACGGCCAGCGGCGCAACTGGGTGCCGACCCGCCTCGGCGCGGTGACCCATGAACTGACCAAGCGTAACGGGGCCGAGGGGCTTGGCCGGGACTTCGTGATGGGCGTCACCAAAGCCCACGGCGTCGTGCCCATGCGGGAGCAGACCATCGCCGGGGACATCAGCCGCTACAAGCGCCTGCCGCCCCGCGCCTTCGCCTACAACCCGATGCGCATCAACGTCGGCTCCATCGCGATGAACGAACGCGAGGACGAGGTGCTGGTCAGCCCCGATTACGTCGTCTTCGCCTGCAACGCGGACGGGCTCGACCCCGACTACCTCGATCACCTGCGCAAGACGTCCTGGTGGGCCCACTACATCAACAGCGGCGGTTCCGGCAGCGTGCGGCAGCGCACCTACTACGAAGACCTCGCTGCCCTGAAGCTGCCCCTGCCTAAACTGGACGAACAGAAGGCCATAGCTGCTGTCCTCAACACGGCGCGCGACGACCTCGCCGCCACCGAGCGCGAAATCGAAGCCGTCACCCTGCAAAAACGCGGGCTGATGCAGAAGCTGCTGACGGGCGAGTGGCGGGTCAAGCTGGAGGCGCCTGTTGCCTGACTTCTCCGATTTCATCGTCTATGCCGACGAGAGCGGCGATCACGGGATGGTCAGCATCGACCCGCAATATCCCATGTTCGCGCTGACCTTCTGCGTCATGCGCAAGGACGAGTATGTCGGCGCCGTCGTGCCAGCCATGCAGCGGTTCAAGTTCGGCATATGGGGGCACGACTCGGTCGTCCTGCACGAACACGAAATCCGCAAGAGCCTCGGCTCCTTTGGCCTGCTCCGCACGGACCGGGCCTTACGAACACGTTTCATGGACGAGCTGAACGCGCTGATCGAGACCGCGCCGATGACGATCTTCGCCTCGGTCATCCATAAGGAGAAGCACCGGGCGAAATACGCGAACCCGTGGAACCCCTACGAGATCGCCCTGCATTTCTGCATGGAGCGGCTGCACATGATGCTGACGGCGGAAAAGCAGCACGGGAAGACCGTGCATGTCGTCTTCGAGAGCCGGGGCGCCAGGGAGGATGCAGAGCTTGAGCTGGAGTTCCGCCGCATCGCCGGGAATGACAGCCACTGGGGCTACCGCCGGCACGACTTCAGCCGCTTCGACTTCCAGCCGGTGTTCATCCCCAAGGCTGCGAACGCCTCGGGCCTGCAACTGGCCGACCTGACGGCCCGGCCCATCGCGCTGTCGCAGCTGCGCCCCGGCCAGCCGAACCGTGCGTTCGAGATCATCCGGCCCAAGCTGGGAGGGCTCAAATGCTTCCCCTAAGCGCTTGTCAGGCCGAGAAAAACAAAGGGGCCCCGGAAGCTCCAGGACCCCTTTGTCGACCGGGAAATGCCCAATCCTTTGGTCCGTATATAGCCACAGAGCCCCTTAACCGCAAGTTAATCCGGGCCCGGGAGCCCCGCCCATGACCTTCAACGCCGCCGAAAAACACCAGTCCCAGGTTCCGGCGCTGCAGCTGCTCGTGGCGCTCGGGTTCACCCCGCTCTCGCAGGAGGAAGCCCTTCGCCTCCGCGGCGGGCGGCTGCGGAACGTCGTGCTGGACGACGTGCTCGCCGAGCAACTGATGCGCATCAACCGGTTCACGCATCGGGGCCGTGAATACGGATTTGACCTCGAGGACGCGCACGAGGCGATGCGGCGGCTCAAGCCCACGCCGGACCGCCTGAAGGGGCTGCGGGGGACGAACCAGGACATCTACGACACGCTCGTCCTCGGCACGACGATCACGAAGTCCATCGACGGCGACTCGAAGAGCTACTCGTTCCGCTATATCGATTGGGAGCGGCCGGAGAACAACGTCTTCCATGCCACCGCCGAGTTCTCTGTCGAGAGGACCGCGTCGAGCCAGACGAAGCGCTGCGACATCGTCGCGTTCGTGAACGGCATCCCGCTCTTGGTGATCGAGAACAAGCGGCCGACCGAGAGCCTGAAGAAGGCTGATAGCCAGCTGATCGGCTACCAGAACGAAGACAACATCCCGCAGCTCTTCCACTTCGCCCAGCTACTGATCGGCATGAACCGCAACGAGGCGCGCTATGCGACTGTCGGCACGCCGCGGAAGTTCTGGCAGACTTGGCGCGACGAGGAGGATACTGACGAGGCCATCGCGCCCTATGCCAACCGCGTGCTCACCGCGGCGGAGAAGGGCGCCATCTTCTCCGGCGACTTCGCGGGCGCGCGAGCTTACTTCGACGCCATGGCCGCCGAGGGCGAGCGCGCGGTCACGGTTCAGGATCGGACGGTGTACGCGCTGTGCCGCCCCGAGCGACTGCTCGATCTCATCCGCCGTTTCACCGTATTCGATGGCGGCGTCCGCAAGGTTGCGCGCCACCAGCAGTTCTTCGGGATCCGGCGCGCCGTCGAGACCGTCAAGCAGCATGATGTGAGCGGCGCCCGCAAGGGCGGCGTGATCTGGCATACCCAGGGCTCGGGCAAGTCGCTGACCATGGTGATGCTAGGGCGCTCGCTTGCTCTCGAGCGCAGCATCGAGAACCCGCGGATCATCATCGTCACGGACCGCGACGATCTCGACAAGCAGATCAAGGACACCTTCAAGTCCTGTGACCTCGAACCGGTTCGGGCGACGAGTGGGTCTCATCTTCTGGAGCTCGTCCACAACAAGGCTCCGCTGGTCACCACGATCATCAACAAGTTCGACACGGCGCTGAGGAACAGCAAGCTGGCGGACGAAGACCCGAACATCTTCGTGCTGGTCGACGAGAGCCACAGGACGCAGACGGGGCGCTACGGCGGCCACAGCCAGTTCGTGGCCAAGATGCGGCGCCTTCTGCCCAAGGCCTGCTACCTCGGCTTCACCGGCACGCCCCTGCTGAAGAAGGAGAAGAACACGCTTTCGACCTTCGGGCGGCTGATCCACCGCTACGCCATCGACGAGGCGGTCGCCGACGGCGCCGTCGTGCCACTGCTCTACGAGGGACGGCTTGTCGAGCAGCAGGTCTCGGGCACCGTGATTGACCGCTGGTTCGAGAAGATCAGCGAGGGGCTCACCGACAATCAGAAGGCCGACCTCAAACGCAAATTCTCCCGGATGGACGCTCTGGCCAAGACCGACCAGGCCATCCGAGCCAAGGCCTTCGACATCTCCGAGCATTATCGCCAGCACTGGCAGGGGACCGGCTTCAAGGCGCAGCTCGTTGCCCCCTCGAAAGCCGCGGCTGTTCGCTTCAAGGAAGTTGTCGACGAGATCGGCCACGTCTCGAGCGCGATCGTCATATCGCCGCCGGACGAGAATGAGGGCAACGAGGAGGTCGACCAGGAGTCCAAGGACCTCGTGCGCCTCTTCTGGTCGCGAATGATGGCGCGGTACAAGACCGAGGAGGAGTACAATCGCCAGATCATCGATGCCTTCAAAGGCTCCGGCGATCCGGAGATCCTGATCGTCGTCTCGAAGCTGCTCACCGGCTTCGACGCCCCCCGGAACACGGTGCTCTACGTCTGCAAGTCTCTAAAGGAGCACAACCTCCTGCAGGCGATTGCGCGGGTGAACCGTCTCTATGAGGACGGCGGTACCGAGAAGCAGTTCGGCTTCATCGTCGACTACGAGGGGCTACTGGGCGAGCTGGACAGCGCCCTGACGACGTACAGCGCCTTTGAAGGTTACGAGGCGGCCGACCTCGCCGGGACGGTGCATGATGTCCGGGAGGAGATCCGCAAGCTGCCCCAGCTGCACGACCAGCTCTGGGACCTCTTCAAACCGGTCCGGAACAAGAAGGACATGGAGCAGTTCGAGCAGCACCTCGCCGATGAGGCGCTGCGCCACGAGTTCTACGCGCGCCTCAAGGCCTTCAGCCGTTGCCTGCACATCTCGCTCTCATCGGACAAGCTGTTCGATGTCTTCGACGAGGCCAAAGTCGATGCTCTGAAGCGGGACTGGAAGCAGTTCTCCGAGCTCAAGCGGTCGGTCCAGCTCCGCTACCAGGAGACGGTCGATGTCCGTGAGTTCGAGCCGAAGATCCAGAAGCTCCTTGATGACCACGTCGTGGCAATGCCGGCGGAGACCATCATCGAGGTGGTCAACATCAACGATCCCGACGCGCTGAAGGCCGTCGTCGAAGAGGCGGGGGTCTCCGAGGCCTCGAGGGCCGATCGCATCGCCAGCGCGACCCGGCGGGCGATCACCGAGAAGATGGATGAGGACCCGACGTTCTACAAACAGTTCTCCGAGCTGCTCGAAGAGACCATCCGCGCCTACCGCGAGAAGCGGCTGTCCGAGCGCGAATACCTGAACAGCGTCGTGGACCTCGCGAGCAAGGTCGCGCGCAAGGATCGCGGCCGCGATGTTCCGGAAAGCATCCGGGGCGATGAGGATGCGCAGGCGTTCTTCGGGATCCTGGACGGTCAGCTGAAGACCGAAGGCGATGAGCTGGTAGCCGGCGACGATGCCGCAGCGATCGCTCAACAGATCATCGACATCATCAAGTCCCATCTGATCGTGGACATCTGGTCGAACGAGGTGGCCCAGAACAATCTGCGGAACGCCATCGATGACTACTTCTTCGACGTCCTGCGCGACGAAAAGGGCGTCGAACTGCCCGTGGAGGTGCTCGACGAGCTCGAACTGAGGATCATGGACCTCGCCCGGGCCCGGTTCGCAGCATGACGCGGGAATTGCATTGCCTGCAGTACGGCGAGCAGGAGATCCGATACGAAATCGTCCGCCGCCCGAGGAAGACACTGGAGATCGCCGTCGAGCCGGATGCGTCAGTGGTGATCGTGGCCCCGGAGGACGCGACACTAGAGGCCATTGAAGCCAGGCTGCGGAAGCGCGCGGCATGGATCACAAGGCAGCAGCGGTATTTCGCGCAATTCCTGCCGCGGACTCCGGAGCGCAGGTTCGTCGCCGGAGAAACGCATCTCTACCTCGGGCGCCAGTACCGGCTGAAGGTCGTCCCGCATGTCCAGGAAAGCGTGAAGCTGATCCGCGGCTTCATCGTCGTGCAGACTCACCGGCCGACCCGTCCGGAGGTGACTCGCGAACTGGTCGAGGCATGGTACCGCGATCGGGCCCACATCAAGTTTCCGGAACGGATCGAACTCTGCCTCGGTCTGTTCCCGGATCCCGAGGCATTCAGGCCGAAGGGTCTCATCGTACGCCAGACCCGGCAGCGATGGGGTTCGATGTCACCGGCCGGACGTCTACTGCTGAACCGTCGCCTCGTGCAGGCGCCGGTCGATGCCATCGACTACGTGATCACCCACGAGCTCTGCCATGTGGCAGAGCCACATCACGGGGCTGCCTTCTTCGAGCTCCTCGACAGGGTGATGCCCGATTGGGAGCGTCGGAAGCAGAGACTGGAACGGGCCATGGCCTGAGAACTTCCGAACCCGGTCGTGGCAGACGCAAACGCGACTCCAATCCAAGCAATTTCAACGGCTTGAATTTCGTCAATATCTACATGGGCTTATGAGAAATTCACCAAAATGGCGCAGTCATGAGGTCCGGAGAATATCGGCCCTGAGAGACCGCTTCCGGCCCGCTTGTCGAAGGGGCCGGTGTTCAGCCCGTCCCGCATAACCCTCGAAAACAACGCAAATATCCGGCCGTAGCCGGATCGGGAGAACGCTTTCGCAGGGGCAAGTGGCGGAGCGAACGGGACCGGGATCGGACGTTCTCCACCATAAGCTATTGTTTTTATTTAGGTGACTGGGTCCCTGCGGTCATGATCAACACTGACCGCCCCGCCCGCGCGACAAGAGTTCCGGCC